AATAGTTTGAACTTCAGTTTTGAGTTCTTTATCTGAGAATAGTTTCATTAGTCGTTCTCTTCTTTTAAAAGTTTGTCAAGAATTTTGTTTTGTTTTTCTTTAACTGTTCTCTGTAACAATTCTTTTGCTTCTTCCTGTACTGAGGCTAATTCTAAGTTATTTTCAATCTCATAATCTTGAGAACTATTGGGAAATAAATGACCTTTTATTTTATCAATAAAAGATTTATTTAATTTTACTTCTTTAATACGACTATACGCCACCCTGAAAGAGTAAGTCTCAGATACTTTGGCATTGCCTGTCTTGGCATACATGTATTTATAGCTATTGTTAAAAAGTTTCAACCATGCACGTTGTTTTTCTATCGGATACTTCTGAACTTTAACTGGCAATTCGGAAGTTTGTGTATACGGTGCAGACACCAAATCAAGTTTAGCCATAATGGTAGAATATTGTTCCTTATTATCATTCTCCCATTTCTTGGCACCTGAAACAGACCACTTCTTTTTAATAAATAAGTACGATTGTACTTCTAAAAGTTTTTGATTGGGTTTCTTTGCTACAATTGCTTTAATTCCCTTAGATGGTGAAATCGTAACTGTTTTAAATGTCTTCTTATCAAACTTTGCTGGAGATTGCTGGCGAAGTCTGATATACTTTTCGGTAAGGCGCGGGGCAAAGGAACGAACCAAATCTATTTCGTCTTCGCTAGATTCAATTGTCTCATCGGCAATTTCCAATGAAGAATCGTAAATATATTCCTCTTCTTCACTAAATGAGGCGTTTTTGAAGTTTTTCGCTTCAAGACCTTTTTTATCGTCTGGTACATCGTCTTTATTTGTATCTTCTGGATTATCACCAGGTAAATCAATACCCTTCTCTTCGAAATTCTGGGTAATAGGCGGATACATCGTTTCGTCAAGTCCCGCTTTTGTTTCATGCTCACGGCGAAATACTTCTGTAGAATAATCCAATCCAGAAATAAGTTCTGTATAGGTTCTCTTAGAAACTCCACCCCTATCATAAAGACCACGAATAGCAGTTTCAAATTCTGGGGTCATAAATGTTTTTACTGGAGAAGAGCTAATATAAAAATCAGAATCCATATATTTGACATGGGTTCCGTTTTTCTTCTTAATCATCCATAGTAACCGACGTAGAACGTCTTTAAACCCGTCAATACCCGCAGTTACTTCTTGTACGAATGCTTTGGGATTTAGAGTGGCTTCACGCCTCGTAGAACTCACACCTTGAATAACATCAACAAAACCAAGACCAGAAAGAATATTTCTTTCGGCCTGGGCAAATAACTCAGATTTAAACATTGATTCAATATTAGGAATTAAATGCTTCAAATCTTCATCGAAGTTACTCGCGCGAATTGGTATACTAGCATTGTGTTCAGATGTTAGGGAATGAATGTCATTCTTTAATTCTTGAAACTGCTTTACAACTTCTTGCAATTCTGGTTGGCTATAGGTTTTACTTTGGTTAATAGCCAAGTTCTCAGTACCTTTCTTAACCATTAGCAAATAAGGAATAATCTGGTCAAGAATTTCTAACTGTTTACTTTTCAAAGCTTCGATAATCTTATAATTATGATATACGCCCCTCTTAATAAGGTAAGGGGTTGGGTATTTCTCAAACCAACGCTCGTAAGGCTTAGTCATAATATAATTATCAGAAGTAATTTTATATGTGGGTTCGAATTTACTACCAAGATAATAGTCATAACCTTCTATTTTTAATATGTCAGAAGTGTCTGTATCATCTGCATATACGCTTGCTCCGTCAACAAACACCATCTTATTAGGCAATACGATATTACTAGCATATTTATCCCATTCGGTTATTTTCAATACGGGAAAGGATGACCCCTTCCAACGTTCTTTAAAATACTCTTGGGCCAAGGCTTTTAAGCCTATAGGTAATGTGACATATGAGGCATTAAGGTCTTTTGACCAGTTGGTAAAAATCTCATTTAGATTTTCATATTCTGTCTCAATGCTAAAATCTACCGCAGCACTGCTCACAGCAAAATCCGTTAAAACATCAATTAAGCCTGTCATGTCATCTTGGAGCATGGTGCGAACAGACGAACACTGGTCGTGATATTCTGTTGGCACAACAACCTTGCGATTGATTAAGCCTAACATCCAATTTAGAATAATTCCGTTATCAGCCATATATACCTCTGATTATGAAGAAAATTTAAGTTGTAAACGATTTAATTCCTTAGACAAATATGCAGTTTTCTCTTTGTCATTTGAAAAATCTGCCGTTGTTGATGCATTTATAAGATAAGCACGAACCGATTTCCATTCTGCGGCTGTGCAAGTGATTTCTACTCTTTTATCTACTTGGTCTTTTAAATTCGTATTAACTTCTTTTTTTCTACCCCAGCTACTAGCAGAAGCCCCGATTTCAGACTTCATCTTGGGAGTTGCATTGAAGTCTTTCATCAACCAGACTGCAATAGCAAAAACTTTAAACATATCAAATACATGGTCATCTTTGCGGCCATTCACACTGTTAACACAATCGTAAATGGTTCTGGTTCCTGACAAATGCGAAATGACCGAGTTAATTTGAGTGACAAATTTGTAGTCAAGCGGCATGAGAATTCGACCTTCGTACAATAAATTCTTCAACCACTGTACCGCCCATTCACTCATAAATTCTTCAGTGACAACGGGCTTGCCGTTTTCCATGACACAATTACCATTGGAGTTCTTCTTAAAATCAACCCCAATCTTAGCTGTACCAGCATACTTGACTAAATTCTCAATTGGATACTTCTTTTCAAGCCGACGCATAATTGCGCGGCCGCAACCATCGCCACAGTCCAAACCAACTACATTAGCCTGTAATCGACTAATTAACCAATCGAAAATCTCAAATTGTTCGTCGTCTTTTATATTATACAAAGAAATACGATATAGATAATTATATTGATTACCTACTTCACTAAATATACCTATCTCACTACCGCCAACGCCATCTCCTATGTCACCTGCTATGAAGATACGGTCAGCATTCTTTGGTCTAGCTACTACTATTAAACTCTTAAAGTAATTAAACTGCTCTTTCTTAATTTCAAAAGTCTTTATTTCATGCTTCTCACTAATAAAAGGATTTATTCTTGTAATATCGAATTCGCTAAGTCCGTCTTCACAGGGTTCTGCTTCCACAAACATTTTAAATGAAAAGGTTTCTTTACCGCCATACTCTTTAATACGCTGTTGCAATTCGTCTTCTGTAAAGTTCTCATTTACATACTGAGGTAAAGCAATAATCTTATTTTTATTCTCTGGAGCGTAATAAGCTTTTCCACTTGGTGTATGTCGAGTGAAGTTCGCCATTCCACTTGCTCGAATGATTACTCCGTTTTCAGAAATGGCATCTTTACGCTTGTCGTAAACAACATCCGTTTCAAACGAACCTTCTTCAATAAAAAGCTTTTCAAAGTGATAACCGTAAAACTGTTTCCCTGCCGTCTTAGCCGAGGAAATATTCATATTTACGCCAGTTAATACAAATCCATTCCGACCAGCAATAAGATATTTGGGAGAGGCTGTGAGCCTTTGTTTCCACATACTTAAAATCGGATGGAATCTAATTGCATCTGATACTGGACCTAAAATATTTTGTAGGTGAATAGCGTCGGACGAAGTAAAACCAACTATCATGTTATCATCATATAAAATTGATAAACAAACATCGCCTTTAGCGCTTAATAAACTTTTCCCAATTCGACGGCCAGAGTAATTATACATTTCACTCGCGGCGCGTTTTAAATCAAATTTTTCTTTTTTACTTAAATTCAACATCTCTGCATCAATAAACGCATCATATCCGATAAATGGTAACTGATAAATACGAACATGACTAAAGGTTTCATTAAAAACTGTTAAATTGTCTAAATTTGAAAATAAGCATTCCGTCAAGGCTTCGGGGTAAAACCAAGTTTGTATAAACTCAAGTTCTGAATCTGTAATTTTTTCAATCGCTGGCATCTGAGCCTTTATTATAAACTTTTCTTGACAACCAATCAATATACGCGGGCGAACATTCTAAAATCTCCGCTACTTCTTCTTTCGTGAGTTTCTTCGCCTTATATAGTTGCCAAAGTTTCTTATTGCCTAAAATTTTAGATTTATAAAAAGGATGTTTTTGCGTTTCCCAATATTCGGACTTCATTTTCAATAAAAGCATTTTAGAGCAATGGGGGCAAACAAATGTGCGGTCCTGATTCTCATCTCTCCAAATCTTAAATTTTTCTTTTAACTTTTGAATATAATCAAAACCATCTTTGTTCGTCTTATCCGCAAACATTCCTAATTTATTTTTTAAAAGTATAATTTGCTCCATAAGAGAATTTTTTGCATCTATTAAATATTTAGGAGCTGTTTGTTCTCGTTTTTCTTTTTTATATTTAGCTTCTGCCTTAGTGATTTTTTTCTTGCATTCATCAGCAAGATATTCGTTATAAACTAAATCTTCAAGCAGTAGCAGGTCAGAATACTGAGTCAAATGATAATGACTTCGATATTCCTCGAATTTTTGGTGGGCGGAGCGTAAACTTACACCCGACAGACCCACACCTTTATAAACATAGTTCAGAGTGTCCATGCGCTAAAACCTTATTTGTTGTGTTTGGTCAAGTCAGTAGAATTAAAAATACCAGACTTGATTCGAGATTTCAAATCGCAGTCTGGTGAGGTACATAAATAAAAATTCCATGTTTTATATGTCCGATAAAACTCTGCCGCTTTATGGCAAATTGTGCATTGGTAGCGTGAGAAAAAAGAATTATTTTTCATTATGCAGAGTCCCCTTATCAGTAGAAATAGACATATTTTAACATTTTAGTAATTATACTGTCTCTATATATAGTATACCATATTTTGTTTCTAAAGTCAAGCTTTTGGAAAAAATTTATTCTGTATTAGTATGGCCGTTCTCATACGTATCTTTACCGCGTACCATTTTTTCTTTTAATTTCTTGTACCATATCAGGAATCTAAATTCTTTCTGAGTGAAATTCAAATGCTTATAAAATTTTATCTTACCGTCTTTGTTTTGCATTATGAGTCCTTTGCTAGTTCTTTGGGTTCATAAACAAATTTAACTTCTCCTAGCTTTTTTTCTGCATCTCGTTCTGCATCTCTAACACTTGAGAAATCTTTACCTCCTGTAGTTTTGTCTTTGGCTTTAAGTTTATCGCCAGTTTCAATCCACCAATAATATCCTGTCATAATTTCTATAATTTTTACTAGTGTCATATTACCCCCTCCGAGTTTATTACCTTACCATCTAAAAGTTCGATATGAAGAATCTTGGTTCCTTCTGGGTAATTCTTTTTATAAAGACTTTCTATTTCGCTAATAGAATCCACAACAAATAATAATGGATGTGAATAACCAAATTCCACAATTACTCTATAAACTTTCACTTTTCACCTCCATATACCAGTTTATAAATAACAGTTGCAAGTTTATGAGC